GCGGTATTCAAAGTAAAGATGATGATGGTGCGGAAGAACTCTTTAAAAAAGCAATCATTCAGCCGTGGCAAAAGTTACCTGATTTCTTCCGTCCTATTTACGATACAATGAAAGGGGATGATCCTTCTGAACTTAGGTTTTTCCACCCGTCAAGGCGTGGTTCAACAGCGGAAGAAGATAGGATAGAAGAAGATGCCCTTGAATCATGGATTAATTATGGCCCTGCCACAGAAAGCTATTATGACGGTACGGAACTTGACACTTATGTATCGGATGAAGCTGGTAAGGTAGAAAAGAAAATCAGCATCCGTACAAGGCAGGACGTTGTAAGGTATTGTTCCGAAAATGAGGGACGGATGAAGGGTAAGCAATTCTATACTTCAACCGTAGAGGCAGATGAAACAACCGCAGACGAACACGAATTTCAGGAACTTGTTTACGATAGCAACCCGCTTAAAAGGAACGAAAACAACCGCACACAAACAGGGCTTTATACGTTCTTTCTCCCGGCGCACAAGGCTTACTTTTTTGACGGGAAGTACGGTTATCCTGATGTGGATAAAGCAGAACAGTTCCTTTTAAACACCCGTAAGGCATTGCTTGATGAAGGGAAGCTACGTCAGTTGGCTTCCGCAAAGAGAAAGAACCCTATGACCCTCCCGGAAGCGTTCAGCGTTGACGGTGAGTATTCTTTGTATAATCCTGTACCTTTGCAAGAGCAGCTTGATATGCTTTCTTGGGGGCAGCAAATGACCGAATTGGGTGATTTGGTTTGGGAAGATGGGTTTGAGTTTGAAAGGCCAATAAAGAACGAATTTGACGAAGTAGTGAGTTGGGAGATAAACAAACTAAAGTGGGTTCCTTCCCCCAAAGGCCGATTTGAGAAAGTAGTAGGGTGGTGGCCCCGTGACCCAAACAAGGTGTATAAGAACGGGGTAAAGTTTCTGCCAAACAACAACTATTCATTCCGTATTGGATGCGACCCATTCAAGTACGATAAAACAAAGGATAAGCGTAGGTCAAATTGCGCTGCCTTTGCCTACCAAATCAAAGACGACTTATTCCCTAACGACCCATTCAATGATACGCCTGTCTTGCGTTATTCGTCAAGGCCGGAAAGTACCCGTGAATCAAACACGGATATTTTAAAAATGGCATGGCTTTGCGGGTGTCAGGTTCTTTTTGAACGTAACGTAAACCATTGGAAAAGGGACTTTCAGGATTGGGATTGTGATGGGTTCTTAATGTGGCTTCCCGGAGAGGTAGAACCCGGAATAGCAACGGACGGTGCGGGTAAGGTGGTTCAAATGATTTGTAACTACACAGAATCATACCACAACGAACACGTAAAAAAAGTGTACTTCAAAACCCTTATAAGAAAAGAAGCGGGGTGGTTAGGGTTTAAGGTGGAAGATACGCAGAAGTTTGACGAACCGATGGCATTTGGATTTACGCTTATAGCGGTAAGAGGTAAGAGGTATGCAAGGCCAAACAAACAAATGCAAGACATAGAATCAGTAATGCCTTTAAACAAAGCAATTTAATAAAACATGAGATACGAAAGTTTAGGTCAAGGTAGCCAATTTCCATATCCGGACAATTCCGTTCCCGCAGATGAAAAAGACAAAAATTGGTGCGTCCAGTATGCAAAAGCAGCGTACTACGATTTTCAGTATTCCTATCCTAAAGGTGTATTTGCATCTAATGGTGGGGACTACGAAAAGTACAGAATGTACGCACTTGGGAAGCAGCCTATATCCATATACAAGAAAATGTTGGGGGTTGACCAACAAACAAACAACACATGGCTGTCTATTGATTGGTCAGTACGTGCCGTTGTTTCAGGGTACAGGGACAAGGCTATCTCCCGCCTGATGAAAGAGGATTACAGCGTAGTGGCTACCCCTATTGATATGCTTGCAAAAACAGAAGAAACAGAATACTATTCTGACATGAAGGCAAGGCTTATGGTCAGGGAAATGATGATTAAACAAAACCCTGAACTTGCATCCCACCCGCTTATCCAATTACAGTCCGGGGAACCAATGGACTTGGAAGAAATGCAGATGCGTGTAGAGCTTGGGGAGCAATTCAACCGTAGCAAGGACGCTGAAATGGCTATTGAACTTGGCCTTTACGAAAACGATTATAAGTCATTCCGTAGGGCTATCTATGAGGATTTATTTGACTTCGGGGTAGCGGGCTGCAAGGATTGGTTGGGTGATGATAATAAAGCGAAGTTCCGTAGGGTAAACCCGGAAAGAGTTGTTGTATCATTCTGCAAGGATTCCACATTTAAAGACATGGTACACGCAGGGGAAGTCATTGATGTACCCCTTATTGAACTTGCTACCATTACTGATGCTAACGGGGATAGAATGTTTAGCGAAGATGATTTGCAGGAATTTGCTTTCTCCCTTGCGGGTAAGTTTGGCAACCCCGCCACAGTAGGAAAGAACAGCGGTTGGTTCAAGCCATACGATAAATTCAAATGTCAGGTTCTTGATATTGAGTTCTACACCTACAATGAAGAAACATACTCATACCGTAACGATGCCAACGGGAACCCCGTAGTAAGAAAAGAAAGGTCAGGCCGTGGGGAGAAAACAAACCCACGCTACAAAAGGAAAACTATTCAGTACGTTTACAAATGCAAGTGGATTGTGGGTACTGACAAGGCTTACGATTTCGGTATGGCTTACGACCAAAAGAGGGCTAACGAACCCGCTAAGAAAGCCAAAACAAAACTGTCCTATAATTTTTGCGCTTACAACTTCTATCAAATGAAGGCGCAAGGGTTCATGGAAAGACTTGTCCCATACCTTGACGACTACCAACTGACCATATATAAGATACAGAACTTTAAGAACAGGGCAGTGCCGTCAGGATGGTGGATTGACCTTGACGCACTTGAAAACGTAGCGTTAAGCAAAGGTGGTGCAGCTATGCAACCCAAAGAACTACTGCAAATGTTTTTTGAAACGGGGGTGCTTGTGGGTAGAAGTCAGGACGCAGCCGGGAACCCGATGGGGCCAAATTGGAAACCCGTTATCCCTATTGAAAACACGGCAGCAAGTGAGTTAGCAATGTTCTATCAGGACTTGTTGAACACGGTAATGACCATTGAGAAAATGACAGGGTACAACGATATTACAAGCGGGAACCCGAACCCTAAAACCCTTGTCCCCGGATATGAAATGGCACAGCAAAGCACAAACGATGCCTTGTACCCGATGGCGTTTGCGGAAGAATACCTTACCCTTTGCCTTTCGGAAGATGTTCTTTGCCGGATGCAGCAAGGTTTAAGAAGGGGTGGGATTTCAGGGTATGCCCCCGCACTCAATACGAATACTTTGAGGGCTATCCAACTTAACCCCGGAATAAAACTTCGGGACTACGGGATTGAACTGCAAAAGAAAACCACGGATGACCAAAAAATGTGGCTATTACAGCAGATGCAGCAGGATATTGCCAATGGCTATCTGAACACAAGTGATGCCGTAATGTTGGTAAATACTCATAATGCGAAGCAGGCGCAAACTATATGGTCATACAGGGTCAAAAAAGAGAAGGAACGGATGCAGGAATACGAACTGCAAAAAATCCAAATGAACAATCAGGGGGCTTCCGAAGCGGCTCAAATGGCAGCGCAACTCAAAGCCCAAGAGGTTGACCAAGATTGGAACTATAAGCTACAAGAGAAGCAAATGGAGTTACAGGCCACCCTTGCAAGCAAGCAAATGGAACTGCAAGCCCAACTCCAAATGAAGCAACTTGAAATGCAGGTTAAGTACCAAATAGGGGCTGAATTGAACGATGCCAAGAGGGACGTAGCAAGCACTACCGCCGAAGCCAAAATCATAGCTGCCGACATAGATCAGGACGGGAAGGCTATTGCGGCTGAAATTCAAGGGGTTCACAGCCAACAAAAACAGGAAATTGCAAACCAAAAGCCACAAGCCCCGGCCAAAAAGTAATGGGACTGGACAAAGTGCGTATTTCTGTAAGTTACAATAACTTGACTTTAAAAAATAGATTTGGTAATTAAAAAAAGCCGTATATTTGCGGTAACAATCAATCAACATGGTAAGAAAATTCTATGACCTTGCGGGTGCAGAAACAGGCGGTAATAACATAGCCGCTTTAATGGCAAAATCCGGGGTTATAAATGAAACAGACAATATGGTGGCAACACCTGTTGAAATACCGGAGATTAAGGCGGAAACGTCACAGACAGATGGTACTCCCGTTGCGACAACGACTGACCTTCCTGCTGCTGAAACGGCAAGTCCTGAAACTCCTTCGCAAGCTGAAACGGTTGTGGAACCTGTAAAACCCGTAGAAGTACAGGCACAGGAACCAGTAAAGCCGGTAAGTCTGCAAGAAGTTCTTAGAAACAATCAACCCGAAGTAATTTTAAAGGAACTTGGGTTTGATGACAACTTGGTGGGTTTTCTCAAAGAGTTTAAGGAACTTGACCCTAAAATGGTCGCTTTCCTGAACACTTGGAAAACAGGTGGTGATATACAGGCGTATGTCAGGGAAATGTCCACGAATTACATGGAGATGCCAGCCGAAGAAGTGATGCGACATCAACTTAGGCAGGAATATCCCAACGCATCCGAAAGACAACTTGATATTCTGTATCGGAAAGAAGTTGCCGAAAAGTACAATCTTCAATCGGACGATGAAACAGAAGCGGAAGAAGGCAGATTGCTTTTGGAAGCCAAAGCGGATAAGTACCGGACGGATTTTGCCCAAAAGCAACAACAATTTCTACTACCCAAAGCACCGGAGCCGAAAGCCGACCAACCCAATTTGGAGTTGGAAAGGCAAAAGCAAGAGTTTGAAGCGTATAAGTCAGTCGTTGCACAGCACGATTTGACCAAAAATATTCTCGCCACGAAGCAATTCAGTATTGGCGAAGGGGCGGAAAAGTTTAATTTCCCCGTAGACCCGCAAGGGCTTACCGATTTGCTCTATGACAGTGAT